ACACTCTCTGAAGGAGGTGCGATTGCTAAATACCCCAAGGTACGTAACACAGCAACATCCTTTAAAGACTTTGTTATGACTATAGTGTCTACTTCATTTAATTCTGGTAACTGTTCCCATCCTTGGATGTCATACCGTGATGTATTTGAAATCCATTTTCTTGATTTAACATCCTCAAGAGGACGATAACCTTTTATTTTGTCAAAAGACTTATATATAAAAATGGGATTATTAGAAGTGGCCGTCCATACTTCGTTATTATCTACATAGAGATTTTTTGCTCCGTGTATCTTGAAGAATTTACGCCACTCTTCTGTAATTCCTATTTCTGTCCAGTAATTTTCTGCTATCTCTGACAATTTATATAAAGGTTCATACTGTATTAAACAGCGTAATTTAGTAGTTTTTTCTGTGGGCTTACGTTCAGTAAAACTTAAGTATCTTTTTAGATTACCTAGCATTATATCTCTAGCAACTTTATGAAGAGCTTCATTATAAGTTGTTCCAGGGAAACGTTGCTCTACAAAGGAGAAACAGTCTCCTGCATATCTAGGATCACCAAGATCTTTATGCAAGAGACCGCTATAATATCTAGATTGGAATATGCCAAATGATGCTAATTCGTCTTTTCTAAACGGGGATTTGAATACTTTACCTATTTGAAAGGCATGCCCCAGATAATAACTGTAGATTTCATAATCACTTACTTGATTAAGTATTGCTTTACGCAAATCCTTACCAGCATCAACTGCAAAGCCAACATTGTAGATCATTTCCAGTCTGTTAAAATGATTGGATTATTGAGTGTAAATCCTCGTTTCTTATCAAGTAATTGGAATTGCATTTTTGGTGGTTCTGGTTCAAATCCAAATGCTCTAGCATATGAATTATAACCTATTAGCGAACCATTAACTCTAACTTTGTTTAATACTATATACTGATGCCAATGAGCAATCCACGACATATCTGTTTTTATAACAGCATTCTCTCTAAGCACCCACTTCTTTAATGGAACTTCAAGACCACCAATACCACCTTGATAATTGAAATGATCTCCATGAGAAAACTTATTTATAAAACCAAATAAGTTTAGATATATAAATTCTGATTCTGGTATTATTAATTCAACATTATTATAACCAGTGGTTGCTTCAAGTAGCTTCTGCATATTATTATACATTAACCACTCATAAGAGTTCTTATAGCCTGTAATAAATCGTTTACGTTTAGTAGTTCTACCATGATTACCAGGAGTGCATGGTATTAGTATTTTTTTAAAATTTCCTTCTTCTGATAGAAGTTTTATACCCTTGATAAGTAATTCCTGGATAGTTAATGTAGCTTCTGAGGGAGTTAGTACATTAGCTTCTTCAAGTTCTTCATGTATGTAACCAGTAATAAAATCGCCCAATAATCCAAGTACAAGCGTGTCAATTTTATAACCTGCTCTACGTGCTTGTTTAATCATGTACATAAGTCTTTTAAAGTACAGTTCTACACGTCTACTGGCTATATCTACACTATATTCATTCAAATTGTTTACAACTGATTTTATAACAGGTTCTTCTATATGAACATCACTTAACGCAGATATAGCAATAACCTCTTCCTTACATCTTGGATTAGTGGGAACTGTAAATTTGTCTAAATTTACAACAGATGTAATATCTATATTTGATAAGAATTCCTGACGTTCCTTCAGTTCTTTATTTTGGCTAGTAAGGACTGTTATTTGTCGTTTAAATTCTTTAACTGTATTCTTCGACATTTTATTTTGATTTAATTAGTACTTTTGATTATAAAGGAACAGGGTCTATTAAGCAACAGCTCAGTTAATCGGTAGCCCTTCCCACAACTAGGTGGGAGTATTACGATCCTACTCCTATTAGCTTAAATAGACCCTGCTATATATAAATTAGAACGGTAAATCTTCTTCTGATTTTTCACCTGCATTTGCTATTGCTAGTTCAGGTTCTTTCTCAGTAGTAGATTCAATTTCTATTTCATTTTCTTTTTCGTCAGCACCCTCGAGTTTCTTGGGTACAGATTTTGTCATTTTATCTTTAGCAAGAATCTTTATTTTAGAATCTTCCTTAGAGACAGTCATGAGTTCAATCCAATCGTAATTTGTGTACGATGGAAGTGCGGTAAAGTTACGTTTATCGTAAATAACTTTAATACGAACCTTTACACCTTTATAGGCATCACCTATAGCATCTATTATATTTAAACAGAATTCTTCAAAAGTGTTACCTTTAACATTTCTAAAGGCTTCCTCTGAAATATATGTAGTTGCTATGGCGTTGAATCGCCTTATTTGACTTGTTACAAGACTAAAGTAAGTTTTAGCTTCTTTTTCAGTCATTGTGTTGATATCCTTAGTGGGCATCACTCTCCATTCTGTGTGAGATAACTTTTCTTTAAGTTCATTCTCAAAATAGAAAGCGAGTAACTCACTACCTTTATCTGTTTTCTTGTATTCAATAGAAGTCATTTCACAATTTTCGTGAATTCCAACTCCCATGTACCGATTACTTATATCTTTCTTTTGTATATCGGCGGTTACACTATATAACATAATTGAAATATTATCAGTTATTAATTGTCGTCACCCTCTTCATATTCCCTAATCCGATCCAGAACATAACTTAAATTGTTCGGGATTCTCATCTCAGTAAACATGCCTTCCGGGGTCTTACAACTGTTTTTACCATTGTTTTGCGTAAGAAAATAGTAACTAGGTTTACTGTCTTTAACCTCTACTTCAGTATAGAGCACTACAGTAAACATTCCGTCAACTTTTATTTTCTCTTTTAAGAGCTTACCACCAGGTACCATAAACGATACTCTGAGTGACCCTTCCGCATCGTAATTCTCTTCGACATGTGCTACGACAATAACTGTAAGGTCTTTGCGAAGTCCATCAATCATCTTTATAATAGAATATACATCAGAAGCAAAGTCATTGAATTTTTCAAAGCCTTTTTCTCCCATGCGTTTCATCATTTCTGAAATCATTAATGACGTAATTGTGTCAATTAATACAACCTTTGTTTCAGGTTTACCTTCAGAAATTGCTTTTAAAAGTTGTTTGATAACTTGGGGGCTGGTAGTATGATAGAGATTGGTATTCGCCAAGTCTATTTTACCGTTTTCGCCATAAGTAGTTTTGTAATTATTTTTCCATCCTCTAAAAGGTAATGCCTTTTCATCAGGACATATAATAAAAGTTGATTTAGGATCTAAGTCTCTCGCAGATGAAGTCTTCCCAGAACCGGGATGACCTAAAATGAGTATCTTATTTGCCATAAATCACTTTTATAAATAATTAATTAAAATAAGGGTGGGGCAAGCCCACACCCTTAAGTTTTATTTAGCTGTTAGTAATTGCGAACAACTTTTACAGCGTAAATATCAAATTCCAGAACGATATCCCTAAGCACTGTGGCCGGGATCAGGACGTTAATCTGGTTCTTTTCGTAAGGTATTACCCTTCCGTCAACAACCATGAAACGGCTATGGAAACGAATTTCCTGCCCGTCGAGTGTTCTGAGTGTTTTCTTCTGATCCGCGAACTGCTTGATTGCTTTCTCAATCTTGTTCCAGTCTTTTACTGCGTCGTAAACAGGTGCAACACCTTTTTTACAAGCATACTGGTCTCTCTTTATCCAGTTCATATCAAACCTGGAGCTCGATCCGAAGCTGATAATGTCACCTTTTCTTGCTTCGGTAATGTCACCACCTTTTACAGGAGCTGTACCATCCCCAGAGACAGTAAGGTTGTTATCCTGTGCTTGGCGTACCATTTCCCTCAGGTACGGAGTTTTTTCCGAAAGGTGAACAAAGAACTGACCGTTTTTGTTGAGAAGCGGTTCTTCTTTCTTAACTCTGTAGAGAGTCTCAAACGTATAGTTTGGAAGTTTGAATTCGGGTTCGAAAACGATTCTGCGTGCGTTAAGTAACATAAGTCTAAAGTTTTTTAAAATTAATAATCGAACAACATGGGACTAATAGGATTGGTTGAATCTGGATCAAAATCATTAATACGATTATACTTTAAATCGTTTGTGAAGGTTAGAACTTTTAATTCTCCTTCCCGGTTCTTTAGGACGTGCATATAAATCTTGTTGGCGACAGGCCAACCTGCTGGACCATACGACTTTAGGAGTAGGAGCTCCGGACGATGTAGCACAATCACGTAATCAGATGCTTGAAAGACACTTTCTCCACCAAAAATATCTCTACGAGTTGGAAAGTGCATACTCGGATTATTGAGTCGATCCGTACTTTCTATTTCTCTATTCATCTGACTTAATTGAATAATTGTATTCTTACCATACTTTTTAATCTCCATGAACATATATTGAAGATTGGCTAAAATTTCTCTTTCTTTTTCACCACTTCTACCCCTAGTTAAAAGGGTGTGGTCTAGGGTGATAATTAACCACTTATTTTTGACAAATTCTAAATTGGAAAACTCCAAGATAGTTTCACGTATTTCATCGACATTTCCAGGAAGGTCAACGTAATATATGGGTAGTTTTCTAATCTTTTCAGCTTCTTTCAAAGTCTCTTCTAAGTCTTCTTTAGACAGTTTCTCATTAGATATACCACTATATAGTTGTTGAGTTGTTTTACTCAACTTACTTGATAATTTTCTACCTACTTGTCTACTTGAAAGCATTTCAAAGTTAAAGGACAATACTACAAATTCAACTTCAGAATTACATTCAAATAAATCATTTTCTAAACTATTTAAAAAAGCAGATTTTCCACTACCGCTTATACCTGCAAATGTATAGATTGTATTTGGTTCAATACCACCCATACACAGGTTATTAAATTTTTCCCACTTGGTTTTTAAGGACTTTACTTGCCCTGATCGACGCCTTTTTATGTATGTTAATATCTCATCTGTTGCTTTTCCTATATGAATATAAGGTAATCCCATTTATTCTAATTTAAGTCCATAACCTAGATCAATTGTCTCGACACTTGATTCTCCAAGTTGTTGTTGCCAGACTTTCCACTCTTCAGTAGCTAACCATCTAGGCAACCGTTTCATATACCCCATTTTATTGGTTCTATGACGTTCTCTTATCTCAAATTTCAAGCATTCCATAATCTGTTTATGTAAAACTCCGTCCTTCTTTATCAGTTGGATATAAAGTTTACGACATTTATTTAGGTCTGTCTTTAAATAGTCTCCAGTCCCGTCAGGTCTGACGACTTTACCTGGGAATTCAAGCAGTAACTCCTCGAAGTAGTCATCTTTTGTGACTACTCCGACGAATGCACTGCGCAACATGATTCTGTTAACATCCATTTCGTCATTTTGGTTAGAGTTGTGAATTAATCTTTTTTCTACGAGTTTAACCAACGTAGAAGGTGTCAATGTCGGTACTTTTTGAATTAATTTTTTAGCTGAGATCAAAGCTTTGTTTTGTATCAGCTGGAGTAATGTAAATTCATCGGGTGTAATACCCAATTTAAACATTTTCTCTATATCAATAGTAACTATCATGACTATCTAACCTGTGTTTAATGGTCCCAGTGTTTTTTAATTACTGGGTTAGCCGGCATGGGCATGCTTTTAACAAACATACTGCCTGCTGTTTCCATACATTCTTTTTGAATGCTGGCTATTTTATTCGCTTCTTCTTCAACGCACTCGACGCTTGTTTCGTCATGTACCACACTGACTAGTTTAGCTTTAGCATTGCAATCGTAAGGCATTATGCCTAAATCGATTAAACGTTGCCTTACCAATACTATTGCAGTTTTAGTCATATCTGATGCAGTGCCTTGAATAGGTGTGTTCATAGCTCGTCTCTCTATGTTTCCTTTAGTCTTTAAAAGACTGCTGGATTCTTCTTTCGTGAGATATGATTTCGCTCTCAGGTCTAGGTATTCACGCCAATACCTGAAATGTCTGATACGATTGGTGATGTTATTGGTGCGAATATAACCATTCTCCAACGCAAATTGTTTATTTGCATCAAACATTTTCTTTAAATCAGGGAATCCCCTGAAAAAGGAATCTAACAATTCTTGAGCTTCCGCTTGTGAAATTTTTAGATTTTGAGATAGTGTAAAAGCTGATGCACCAAAACTTATAGAAAAGTTTAGTGTTTTTCCCTTTTGCCTATACTCTTTATTTTCATTTGTTGACGTAACTATGAATTCTTTACCAAATGCAGCAGAAAACAATTTGGTGGCCACAAAAGAATGTACATCCCCTGTACCATTTATAAAGAAATCAATGTACGACTTATCATCCGCTCTATCTGCAATAATTCTTGCTTCCTGAGAAGAATAGTCTGCTGTTATTATAACTCGACCTTCAGGCGCTTCAAAAGCGGCTCTAAAGTCTATTTCTCGAGGTATTTGCTGTAAATTAGGAGACCTCGAAGATATTCTACCCGTTTCTACTATTTGGTTATATTGTGTATGAATACGTCCATTAGCTTTTTGAAACTTTTTTAAGTACTCTTCACCAAAAGAGTTTACAGCTTTTTCTTCTTTGCGTAACTGTAATAACAAGGTTGTTATTTCATGTTTAGCAGGTAATAGTTCTATTGCTTTCGCACCAGAACTGGGTTTACCATGTTTATCTGTGGGTAGTAAATCAAATACTTTGGTTAATATTTCATAAACTTGTTTATCACTTCCCCAATTCACGACAGTTAATCGTTTCTTTTCAAATGAGGAATCAAATAGATCGGTCTGATGTGCGTCTAATTTATACTTATTTACCCATCGTTTTCCCTGTTGTAGTAACAGTTCATCCAATTTGTGTTCAGTAATTAAAGCCTTTTCTTTATACAGTTTATTTAGTAATAACCACTTAGTTTTATTAAGGTTAAATCCATTATATTCTATATCCCCTAGTGCAAGTACAACTTTATTTTCAAGGTCAATACATGGCTGTAGTTTCATACGTTTAATATGTTTCTCCTGCTCTGTCTTTATCTTGAAAGGATATATAACATCACCAGCACCATACATTATCTGTTGCTCAGTGAATGGTTCCATTTGTACTCTATGGAATTGTTGTCTAACCTCTTTATCTATACTTTCATTAAAGTAATGTTTGTACACTCCCGCTAATGAAAATCTGTGGTTTTTACGTATATAAGGCATATCATACATACCGTTGTAAATAACTTGATCTACAACCATAGTATCATACACATTATTTAACAGTATTTTTCTGGCTTTTAAGACGTTGTAATCAAACTTGATATTGTGCCCTATGAATATACGAGATCGTTCCTCTAATAGCCCTCTAAATCGCTCTATAGGGATATTACGCATATCAAATACAAACTGTTCTCCATCTTCAGTACCTAACTGAAGCATAAGTAAGTCTGTATTCAATACGTCAAGGCTCGTAGTCTCAGTATCTAATGCTAATAGGTTATGTTTACTTAGTAAATCTATTGCGTCATTTAATGAAAATTTTATACTAACATTATTTGAATATGAACTACTCGTCGTAGTCTGATTCAAATGCTGTACAAAATGGATCATCTATGTCTCGCTTATTTTTACTTTCATACACATGATAATATTTCTCAATGTCGCTATCATCTCTTTTTTGTATTTCTCTTTCAATACGTAATTCTTCACATTGACTAGGAAATACTGCTACTGCTAGTCCAGGATAATAGAGACTATCGCATATGAAATGTGTTTTATTTCTTAAAATTACACTAAGCTCATCGCCTACATCAGCATGCATTCTTACGCTAGTTTTGTTCTCACCACCGTAACCATATATTGGAGTTTTCAAAATTACTTTCATACCGTTTTTATTAGTGTCATAACTTTTACGTTTTCAAACGATGAAAGTTACAGTCTTTAGCTTTTAGAGAACAGATGTTCACTCTCTAAAGCTATCCCAACTAGATCATGCTCTACTAGACTGTCTAATAGTTTTTCCATAAAATCCTGGTGATTGGACTTCAAGAATTTAAATAACCTTAGTTGAGTTTGGAACTCATCAAATGTCATATATCCACGTTTGCCTGTTCTATAACTCCAATAGAAATAAATACTACTTTGTACTTGTCTGTGAACTATGACCTTGTCTGGGTATTCCTGTGTATATTGTTTAGTTTGTAGAAATTCCCAGTATACATTTTGCATTACAAAAAATACATTACTTGTGGTCTTATAACCACAATTTATAACATAGTTTCTAATGGTTCCTGTACTACAAGTTTTCGAGGATTGTGTCTTTGATTCGCTCATAAGAGGTTGAATTTACACGTTCTATTTTTATTGACTTTAATACAGCACTTGTTAAATTTTCAATCTCTTGATTTATCCTCAAATGTGCAATTGAGACTACGCTTTTTACACGTTCATTTTTTTCTGCAAGAGTGATTTTTTCTAGTAGATATTCCTTGTTACACTCTTTTATTTCATCAGCAAGATTGGATACAATCCCACGTATTTTTTCTGATATATTTAATTTTACCATTTTGATTTGTATATAAAAGTAAAGGAGACTGAACTTAATTCAGCCTCCTCAACTTAGTGTGTTTAACTTCACAATTTTTTTATGCTGCTATTGGAACATCCTCTACTAGGAAATCTCCAGCAGTTTCAAAGGTATTTATGATAGTAACTTCTTTTTGCTTACCTTTTTTTGTAGGTTTTTCACCGTTACCAAGAGCCAGATTTAGGATATCTGATTTTAGAACTTCTGAAGCTTTTGTACATTCAATATACGCGAATGCATTTTCTTTTACATTGTTCAGTAATTCTTCAGATAATTCTATTTTTGTTATTGGTGTATCAGGCTCTTTTATATTGATTACAATGGACTCTGTATAATGTAAATTTTCTAATAAGAAGTTATTTATTACACCAGAGTAAATTTTCACAAATGAATATGTACCACTTGGTATTCCATTTGTTAGTAGGTCAAAGGTATTTGATTGGTGTGTAGTCAAAGGTTCTTTTTTGCTACTTTTTTTGAGAGATTCATAAATAGTATTGAATAACTTTTTTATGTCTTCTCTTTTAGAGGCGTCGACTTTAGAAATGTCGTACCCCTCAACGTCACCAATGTAAGTACCAATGTTTTCGGAAGTTTCAACTTCCATAGTAGGGAGAATCAACTGCTTAATATCTTTAAGCAAGTCAATTCTCGCGACTATAGAATTACTTAATCGTTTATTTAATTCTTTAGCTAAGTAGGAAGAGTCTTTACAAGATCCTATTACTATTATGTTCATACAAGTTTTGTTTTGAAAGGAAGTTCGACAATGATTGAAGTATTAAGAGAAGTAAGTTTAGCCTCTATCTCTCTACACTCCTTTCGTAATTTATTTATCCAATCTTCTATCTCTGAACGTGAATAAGCAGGTTTATCGTAAACTACTGCTCCGTTATCTGTTTCAGTAGGGCCTTCATAAGTCTTCTTAAGAATACTCTGTAAATTTTGCATTACTGCTTTCTTTTCAGACAACAGATATACATAATATGATATACAGAATTTTTCATTCTCAGGAATGTCCATGTTTGCCTTTTGAATCAGCATCTTTAACGTAACAAGCTGTTCTTGATAGTCATTGCTTTCTGACAAAACTTTCTTCAAATTATATTCCCTTTTCTTACCCTTAATTACGCTATTTTCGAGCTTAAAAATGTTATAATTTGATTTGAGTTTCTCTTGTAAAGTTTCTTTCAACTCTAACGCTTTACTTAATGTGATTGTTGATTTTTTTGGAAAAAGTTTGTTTAGCATGAGTTGTAAATTAATGGTTAATAATAACCATGAATCCGAAATGTAATCTAACGACTACAGGTTAAGTAAGTGTGATTTATATTAAATTTTTAACATTTTCCCAGTAAGTTTCCGTCATAGGACCAGAACCATTCCAATTTTTTGCAGCTTGTTCCCAACT